ATCATCATGATCCAACTTCATTTGAGATGTATTGTGATGAAAATCCAGAAGCAGACGAATGTAGGATTTACGAAGATTAATGGAAGGCGGATCTTTATTTAACCCAGGATTTTTAGGAGCAAGTTTTCTCTGGTGGGTCGGTCAGATTGCTGACGATGCCACCTGGAGAGATAACATCCTGCCTGGAAAACATAAGGATACGCAAAAACCTGATGGTTGGGGTAGAAGATATAAGGTAAGAATTATCGGTCTTCATGACCAGGGTGAAGAGTCTATTGACTCTGATCAACTGCCTTGGGCACAGATAATGTATCCCGTCACAGGTGGTGGTGGTCAAACTTCTGCCACACATACATCAAACCTTAGACAAGGTATGATGGTGTTTGGATTCTTCCTTGACGGACAGGATCAACAGATTCCAGTCATCATGGGAGTGCTTGGACATAATGTTCAGGTTCCACTGTCTGCGAAGATTGGCGACAATAGAGTAACAAATAATACACCAGGACCTCTTGCAACCAGTGGTGTTGCCGAGGGTAGAAATCCGCCAGCTAATGTTCCTGCTGAGGGTGGTCCCAATCCAGTCATTCCTGATGATGATTTAAGGGTTACAAAACCAAAATCAGTTGACCAACAGAAAGAGGACGTTGCTGCTGATAAAATAAAAGAAGCAGCACAGAAAGATGGTGGATTATCTGCTGCTAACAACTATGGATTAGATCCAAGCAAACCTCTTACGGATGAGCAATTTGCTGACATGCGAAGTGCCATTGCTGAGGCAGAGGCACTTGGATATGAAAAAGGAAGTCCTGAATATGAGGACCTGAAAAAGAAAAGAGTTGCTGAAGGCATTCGCAATCGTAGTAAAGCAGCAAATGCTCCTTCTGCACCAGTTCAACCTGGTCCAACGTTAGAAGGTGTTGATGATGTTACTGTTATTTCTGCTGGTGACACAAAAAGAAATAGTATGTATCAGGAGAAAGGTGTTATATTAAGCAATTGTAGTTTTACAAATTCAAATTCAAAAGCAATACAAACTGCACTCGATAATCTTGTAAAAAAAGTAGAGGGATACATCAGCACATTTCAAAGTTATATTGATAGAGTATCAAATGTAATTGATGATATTCGCAAGGTCATTAATGATGTTTCTAATGAAATCGCAAGATACATGAAACCTTTGATGGACAAAGTTATGGAATTTGTCCTAAAAAAATTAAATCAAGCATTGACTACGGTCGTGGCAGCATTGCCATCAAGTATGAGATATTTGTTTGCCGATATGAAAAAAATTCTTAATGAATTAATACTTTGTCTTTATAATAAACTTACTAACAAACTTAGTGGCATGTTGGGTGGTATACTTAACAAAGCACTGGGAATAGGAGATTTAGAGAATAAAGCAAAGCGTGCGGCAGAGAGTGCTAATGGTGATGATTCATTGTATAGAAAGTTAGCACCTAAAGTTCCTGCGTGTTATGCTGAGAACATTACCGCACAAGTTTTTAAGTCAGCTCAACCAGAGATTGAAGAAGCAAACAATTCAATCATCGAAAACGTAGATAATTTTCTTGATGACATTCAAAAACAACTTGCTGGTGTAAGTGGTGTATTAGATGGTGTAATGAATAAAGTTCCAGATATCTCTGGTAGTTTGACTGCTGCATTTGGGTTTGAAAATATTAAACTGAATATCTTTGGTTGTGAACTTGAACCAAACTGTCCTGTTGATGATTACTATACACTACAAGGCGGTGGTGCAGGTCAACCTGATGCTAAACTTCCAAGTCCAGCAGCAGTTGAAAAAGCAACAGCAGCAGACAGCACAGAAGTTCCTGAAGTTCAAGAGGATGTTGGATACATTCAACCCACTGGCGGTCAACCCGATCGTGCTCCAAGTGGATCAGTTACACCTCCTCCACCTCCTCCACCACCTGAACCAACTCCTACACCAACTCCAACTCCAACTCCAAGTCCTACACCCACCAATACATCTACAACGAGAACTAGGATACTTACCGACGAACAAGCTGAAGAAAGACTTAGAGTAAAGCTAGCAGAATCAAAGGCAAATGATCAAAGGAGGGGCATAAAAGAATCACCACGAACAACATCTTATCAGAGACAGTTGAATGCTTATGTAAATCGCAGGAAATTTGCAGCAGATTCTGCATTGATAAGGCAACAACAGGGACTGGAATAAATACACAATATGAAGACAAAGTATAATCAATAATGTCATTCAACCTCTTCGGTCCTGCTACTATCTGCGACATAAAAGTCGGGTATATCTCGACGGATAGAGGATACGTTGATGGTGTCAGCAGATATGAAGCAAATCAATATGCCCAATTAAATCCTGGGACACAATTTATTTTTAAAAACAGAGATATAATTAGATATCTCAATATCAATGAGGTCAATAAACTCACTCCTGATGACCTTTTGCCAAAAACCATACCCACAAGTGGGTGTGATGATAGTAGTAAAAATACTTTTGGATTAGATATTTACAATCCAGATGGATCATTAAAAGATGATGCCACAGGAACTCCTGGGGCTCCTAGAGTTTACATCAATGGTGGGGGTGGAGTAGGTGCAGTTGCTAACCCAGTTATTGGTAATGATGGGTCACTCCTTGCAGTTGACTTGGTTGATGGTGGATATGGTTATAGATATGAACCTCAGGTAGACATTGTTGACCTAGATGGTGTGGGTGCTGGTGCTGTTGCAATTGCAAGTCTTTGTCCTCCAAGTAAAGTAGCAACGTTACAAACTTTTGAAAATGAAGAGGACTTTGAAGAATATGATTTTTCACAATGTGCTCCTGAGATCACAGATTTTGGTAGAAGATTGGGGGCTGATGGTGAAGACCTGGGTGAGTGGGATCCCACTTTATATGCATCTCTTAAGGTTGATCCGATTAGAAGAGAAATAATCGCCTATCAAGCATTTTTAGATTCTATCAAAAATGGTTGGTGGAATACAAGAAAAGCAAGACCCATAGAAATTATCGGTCAAGATAAGAAAGGAGACGTAAAGTATGATGTCCAGCACTGGGCATGGGGTGGTTCGAGAGAAGTTAAAAATATTCCAAGTAAAAAAGAAAACTTTAGAGAAGTAGAGTTTAAAGTATACACTCAGGGTGGTAATCAGAAAGACAGAAAGTTAATGTTTACTTTCGTCGAGAAAAATGGTGACCATAGATTTAAAATCAAAGCAGAAAGTTTTCAAGATGCTAAAGTCAGTAAAGTAAAAATAAAGGTCAAACCAAATTCAGTTTACACTGTAAATGCATCCGGAAGATTTAAGGGAAAGGGTGTAGAGCAAGGTCTTATTGAAACTTTTGGTAGAAAACCAAAAGAACGTAATAGAAGATTTACTGATGGTAATAAAATCTTTGCAGATTTTGTGAAGAGCAATAATGATAATGATGATTTGCAGATTGAGGCAACTGTAGGTAAGTTCAAAACAGATAACAGAAGGAGACTTGATGGACATAGCACTTATGACCTAACTTATCAAGTTGAAGATTCGGGTCAATTTAGAGCAGAGAATAATACTAAAGTCATTAAAAAAATTGATGATAGTTTTATGAATTCATATGCTATCTCTCCAGTGCCACCTTCAAACGTGCCTGGTAGTGATTTTGCTGGCATTCAATATTCATTTGTATACGAAGAATTATTTCCCTATGATGGTGAGTATATCTTTAAAGCAATGGCTGATAATATTGGTGAGGTATACATTGATAATGAATCAATATTTCAATTTAGAAGATTCAAAGGCGCACCAGATGTAGTCAAGAAAAATATCAAGGCAGGTGTTCACAAGGTAAGATGTGATGTATTTAATGTTCCACAATATGAAAAGGTAAAAATAACACCTCCTGCGAATGCACCAGGAAATCAAGAGTTGCTTATTGACTATAGAAATCTACATCCTGCTAACAAAAAAATTAATGTTTCCTCTGATGGCACATTAATTAGGTTGAGAGATGGAGATGGTAAAGATACTAATTCTTCACTTAGAATTATAAGTTCGGATGTTGATGCAAGATTTTCTCGTGATGGGAAAAGATTAATTTATGATACCAGTAAAGACGGGACAATCAAAGTAAGATTTGAATGGGATGATAATCCCGGAACGGCAGGTCTTGCAGTAGAGAGAATTAGAATAGGTAATAGACTTCTGGGATCAAATAGAAATATTAAGAGTAAAAAACCTGGTAGAGACACTGACACGATCACTGTCAAAGCAAATAAATCTCAAAGTGATTCTAAATCAAAACGATCTACAGGATCCACAGGTGATACGCCTGAAGTTGTATTTAATACCCTAGATTATATTAACAAAGCAGACAGAAAACTTTGGAAAATCAATCCAAATCCCGGTAGAGACTCTGATTTTTTGAATAGGTTTGGTGTACTGCCATTTAATCCTGCTGCTGTTGAAAGAGAAGAAGTTCTTGTTCCTGTAAAGTCACCACCTCAACCAAAACCAAAAGTTTCAATTGATAGAGATGGGGATGAATTATTCCTTAAAGTTACTGGCGGTGGTAGAGTTAAAGTTGACTTTAGATTAAAAGTTGACGACAATCTTTATACCTCTGGTGTTTTTGCAAAAGAAATTATTATCAAGACTGATGATAATGATTTAAAACTTAAAAGGGATCTTAGAGTAGTTCGATATAGAAAAGGAACTGGATTACGTGGTAAAGAGAAAGAGACAATCACAGGTTCTGGCACCTTTACTGGTGGAAAAACCTATCGTATTAAAGTAATTGGTGGTAGTCCAACATCTGGTTTCAAACAAATTGATAGAACCACGGTTGGGTTTGATGATGATATTAAAAATGGATATGATAGAAATGGATTGCTTAGAATTACCAACGTTAAAATTCTTCAAGAATCAGATTCTAGATACGAAACCAAACAGAATCAAGTCACAAAAGTTGTAAAAAAATACCCCCAAAAACCA